AATTTAATAATTGAGCTAGACAAAGAAATTCCTAGACAATTAAACATAGAGCCTGCACAAGATTATTTTGATACAGGAACAAGTAAGGATTGGAGTAATAAAATAGATTTAAACAAAGATGTAAAGCTAAAGCCAACAAATGAGTTCAGAAAAGAACGCATTAACATGTTTGATTTAGAAGATGAGGACAGACTAAACTATTATTGGCAAGATACATTTGATGAGGTTTACAATAGTTATACCGCTGATTTTAGTGGGGATTTTGGGAAGGATGATTTAGAGATTAAAACAATATTTTCATCTTGGAATACCAAAAGACCACAAGGTCATAACATGCTAATTGCAATGCCTTATAAATGGGATAATGGAGAACCTACTTTTGTAGAGATTAAACCTAGATTGTTCGCTTATAGTGGTTTAAAGTCTTGCCAACCATACAGATATTGGAGTCAAGCAACAGGTGGATATACAACAGAAACATCTTACCCTTTTTGTAACCATTACTTGATGAGTGGCGATACAGTTGTTTCTACTGATTCGGATATTAGATTTAAAACTAAAGGTGCATATGATTTGCAATTTTACGTTGATTCACAACCTGTAAACGATACATATGCAAAGTGTTGGAGAAAGTATTTAAATAATATATATAGTAAGGAGGCAAGAATACTAACTGCAAACTTTTACCTAACTCCAGAAGATATTGCTCAGTTTAAGTACAACGATAAGATATTTGTTCAAAACTCGTATTATAGAATTAACAAAATTACATCTTATGCTTTAGGTAAAAACCAAAGTACAAAGGTAGAGCTGATAAAATCTATTGAGGGTGTATTTAATGATTCAATGCTTGTTGTTAATTGTGATTTACAATTATTATCAACAAATATAAACGGAACTACAACATGGGTAAATTCAGCAGGAACATCAGCTAATCCAACACAGGCATGTTGTGAGGCTAACAATTTTAGCTTTATAGACAATGTTTGTTATTGGAATACAACTGTATTACCACAAGAACCTGTACCATCTCCAATAGTATTTAATCAAAATAAGAATGTAAATACCACAGGTGGCGAGGTTATAGTCGGACAAACTGCATCAAGTGTTGTAGTAAACGAATCAACACAGATATACCTAGAGGGTACAGTTAGGAGAATAGGCGAGGAGGCAAAGGTAAACGAGGTTTTAAGCTATGATGAAGTAAACGAACATACTGAATGGGTAACACGCACAGAGTTTCCTAGCTCAGTACCAATAAGAGGACAGAACATTGGCACAATTTACGATACTGAGATGTATCTTACTGCAAGAGATTTCTTAGCTGAAGATTCTAATGCTGGTGCAAGTGGTATAATGCATAATAACGGAGGGCATATAAAACCATCTAGTGCAAGCTCAAACTTATATGCATCTTTTCAACTTCCATTAGGTTATAGAGCTAATTCAGTTGTTGTATATGGTAATGACACATCGTCAAACTTTAATGTTTATACATCAGATGTTGATATTGATACAAGTACAGAAGTAGGAACTACAACTGCAATAAATTCAACTGTAAGTTTAAGCGGTCAATATGCAAGCAAGGGTACATATTGGACAATAAAATGTAGCAGCTTAAACGCAAATAAGCATATAAACGGAGCAAAAATAATATTAGAAAGAGTAACAGCAGCACCATGATAAACGAAGTTATAAGGTTGGTTACATCTAACCAAATCAAAGAAACGGAAGAAAACAAAGTATTGTTTGGAGCTTTTAAATATCCAACATCAATGATAGAGGCATGGCAACAATTTAAAAAAGAGATATGGCAGAAGAGTACAAATTAAAAATGACTGCCGATACATCTGAGGTAGTCGAGGACATCAAAGACGTAAAGGAAGAAATTAAAGAAGCATCAGAAGAGCAGACTATATTCTCAAAAGCTACTGACAAACTAAAAGATGCGTTTAAGTCTTTAAAGGGTGGAGTTAAGATTGTTATAAACTCTTTTAAAACATTAAAAGGTGCGATTGCTGCGACAGGTATCGGATTGCTTGTTATAGCTTTAGGTTCTTTGGTTGCATTCTTTACAAAGACACAAAAAGGGGTTGATTTACTTGACCAAGCAATGGCAGGTCTAGGTGCAGCAGTTGATGTTATTATAGATAGGATTTCGAGCTTTGGCGATAGTATTACAAAATTCTTTAGTGGAGATTTCTCAGGTGCAGTTGAGGGAATGACAAAGACGTTTTCTGGCTTAGGCGATGAGATTGTAAGAGAAGCAAAAGCAGCAGCAGGGTTAGAGAAAACTTTGCAGAGCTTGATTGATATGGAACGAGAGTTTTCAGTTCAGAAAGCTAAGAACAATGTTATCATTAGAGAGGCAGAAGCATTAGCAGCAGACCAAAACGCATCTTTAGACTTAAGGGTTACTAAGCTAAAAGAAGCAATGGCTATAATTGAGGAACAAGCTCTTGAAGAGGAACGAATTGCAAAATTAAACCTTGATACAATACTTGCAAAGAATGCTCTAGGAGAAAGCACAAGAGAGGACATGCAAAAGGAAGCTGATGCAGAGATTGCTTTAATTAATATTAGAGCAGAGGCAGCAGATAGGAGAAAGGCTTTAATAGGGCAATTACAATCTTTAAATGGGCAGCTACAAATACAGGAACAAGAAGCAGCATTTGCAAAAGTAAAGAATGAGGAGATGACAAATGCAATAATTTTGGAAAACTCTAAAACTTTAAATCAATTAAGGGTAGAAGATGCAGAGCAAACTAATCTTAAGCTAATAGATACAAGGCAAGAATTAAACGATGCTTTACTAGATTCTGAAAAGGAATTAAGCAAAGATGAAAAGCTACTAAGAAAGTCAAACACAGAATCTCAACTGCAAGCAGGTGCACAATTAGCAGGTGCATTGTCAAGTCTTGCAGGAGATAACAAAGAGCTTGCAGTTGCATCAGCAATTATAGATACTTATGTAGGTGCAAACAAAGCATTTGCTCAAGGTGGGGTTGCAGGTTTTATAACAGGTGCAGCAGTTATTGCAGCAGGTTTAGCAAATGTTAGAAACATAATGCAAACTGAGGTTAAAGGTTCAGGAGGTGGTGCATCTGCATCAATACCGAACGCATCTCCAATAGGCAACACAATAGGACAAGCAATTCCTGTAAATGCTAACCTAAACGATTTAGTTAATCAAGGAAACGAAACTCCTCCTGTGCAGGCCTATGTAATTTCACAAGAGGTAACGGATTCACAAGAAGCAGATTTATACATTAAAACTCAAACTGTACTATAATGAAAAAGAAAGACGAAGAGAAGCGTAAAAAAAAGAAATACGATAAAATGAAATTAGTTGAGTTCGTGCTTAACGAGAATGATGCAGATGTTGGTGTCTTTGCTATTAGCTTAGTTGAAGATCCTGCAATAGAAGAAAACTTTATGTATTTCTCTAAATCTGGCAAGCCTCAAAAGTTTGCAACACTAAGCGATGAGAAACGTATTGTCATGGGTGCAGTTATGATTCCTGATATGCCTATATTAAGAGTTGATGCAGAGGGCGAGAAGTATAATTGCTTCTTTAGTAAGGACACGATACGCAGAGTTGAGGAGCTTTACATGATTAATAGCAAACATCAATCTGCAACTTTAGGTCATGAGAGAGCAGTTAACGGAGTTACCACAATTGAAACTTGGATTGTTGAAGATTCAAAGATTGACAAGTCTGCATTGCATGGGTTCAATTATCCTGTTGGAACTTGGGTTGCTTGCATGAAGATTGAGAACGAAGATGTTTGGAGCAACTATATAAAAGAGGGCGAGGTTAAAGGTTTCTCTATTGAGGGCTACTTTGATACTAAAGAATCTGAGGGCATTAAAATGGAGAAAGAAGATGTATTGAGTAAGCTCAGACAAATCATAAAGGATAGCGAAAATAAAACAAAGAAAAACTAACCCTATTTAATAGAATAGAAACAAACCCTAGAAAATGGAAGCATTAGACAAAATCAAAGAAATTTTGGGTATGGTAGAAGTGGTAAGCGAAAACGAACCTACACCTGCTGAGTTATCCGAAGCAAAAGAACATTTAAAATTCGAAGAGGCAACTCTTGAAGATGGTACTATAATAAGTGCTGATTCATTTGAGATTGGTAACGAGGTGTTTATCGTTGTAGAAGATGAGCGTCAAGCGATGCCAATTGGAGAGTATGTTTTTGCTGATGGTACTTTGCTAGTTGTAGAGGAAGAGGGAATTATTGCTCGTATCGGAATACCTGAAGAAGAGGTTGTTGAGGAAGTAGTTGAGGATTCAAAAACTGAGGAACTTAGCGAAACTAACACCGAAACAAAAGACGCATTAGTGCAAGCAATCGGAGTGCTAGAGAATTTAGTACAGGAATTTGCAAGCATTAAAGAAGAGTTCAATACTTTGAAAACTGCAAAAGAAGAAGCAGTTGCTAAAGTTGAGGAGTTCGAAAAAGTAGGCGAGGAGATAACTCCAAGTCCAGAGGGAAAGACAACAGGAACTAAATCAATGGTTGAGTTTTCTAAGTTATCCCCACAAGAGAGAGTTCAATATTTAATTAATAAAAACCAAAATATTTAAAAAATGGCAGATTCGTATACTAAACTGTATGCAGGGAAAGCAGCAGCAGGGTTTATGAGTGCATCTCTACTAAGTGGAGAAACACTAGCAAAAGGTTACTTGACTGTGTTACCAAACGTAGCATTTAAAGTAAACCTAAACAATTTTAATTTAGCAGCAGCAGCAGTAGCAGATGCAACTTGTGACTTTACAAGTGCAGGAGATGTTACATACGTTGAGAAAGCTCTTGCACCAAAGCGTTTACAAGTAAACAGAGCATTGTGTAAAAACGATTGGCTTTCAACTTGGGCAGGTGCAAACATGAGAGCAGGTTTAGATGGTACTTTACAATCTGACTTTGCTACTTACTTAATCTCTTATGCAGGTTCTTTAGTAGGGCAGCAAGTAGAAAAGTCAATTTGGCAAGGTGCAGCAGGTACAAGTGGAGAGTTTGATGGATTCCAAGCGTTACTAACTGCTGATGGTGGTGCAGATGTAGCAGCAGTTGGTGGTGGTATTACTGCTGCAAACGTAATTGCTGAGATTGGTAAAGTTAGAGATGGAATTGCAGACGCAGTTTACGGACAGGATGACTTATGTATCTTTATGGGTACGGCAGCATTCAAACATTACATCTCAGCACAAGCAGCTTTAGGTTACTTAAACCAATACCATGCAGGTGTAACTGAGTCAAACTTTGAGGGTATTCCTATCAAGTGGTGTCCGGGTATGGCAGCTAACGTAATGGTAGCAGGTCGTAAATCTAACTTGTTCTTTGCAACTGACTTAGAGGGAGATATGACTGAGGTAAAACTACTTGACCAAACTATGGTTGATGGTTCAGATAATGTTAATCTAGTAATGAAGTTCAATGCAGGTGTAGGTTACTCTACTCGTGCAGACATCGTTCTTTACGCATAATTCGTTAAGGTATGGCATGTTTATTAACAAATGGTAGAGGCTTAGAGTGTAGAGAAGCAGTAGGTGGTTTAAGAAACGTTTACTTTGCTAATCATGATACTTTAGGTGCTTACACTGTTGACGCAGATGGTCAGCTTACAGATGTAGCAGGAACTACAAATGTTTTCAAATATGCTTTAAACCCACAAAGCTCTGAATATACTGAAACTATAACTGTGTCTGAGGACAATGGTACGGTATTTTATGAGCAAGTAACTACATTAATGTTACCAAATTTAAGCAAGGCAGCACTTTCTGCACTTCGCTTATTAACTTCTGGTCGCTTTCAAATATTCACAGAGGACAACAATGTGAATGAAGCGAATGGATTTGGGCAATGTTATTTAGTAGGTGCTTACAATGGTGCAACTGTTACAGGTGGTAGTGTTGCACTGGGTAAAGCTCTTGGCGATATGAGTGGCTATACATTGACGATAACATCGAGAGAGCGTAAATCTGCTCTTTTCGTTGAACCGGGAACAACAACCATATTTGATGGTTTAGGTTCTACAATAACAGTTGTAGAAGTATAAATTCCTTTATAATATTAGAACCCTTACAGAGATGTGAGGGTTTTTTTTGCTCTATATTAAAACAAAACACGTAGTTTACTATTTATTAATATACTTAAAAAACAAGATTATGCCACAGAATACAATAGTAAGACAAGCAGCAACTGCTTTAGCAGTAACACCAAGCGATGGTACACCAATAACAGGTGCATCTTTCAACTCTCCTGCTGCATTATTTGTAGGTACAGGAGGTAATATAAATGTTATCACTTTAGGTGGCTCTACTGTCTTATTAAAGAACATAGCAAACGGAACATTTTTACCTGTTCAAGTTACGCATGTAAAAGCAACTGACACAACTGCAACTGACATAGTAGCTTTATTTTAAAATAGAGCTATATGTTAGTAAACATTATACAAAATACAATAAGCAGTTTCCGTAGTGCATTAGCTGCTGCTGAAGTAATCACAACCAATCTAAAGATGTGGCTTGGATTTGAAACGAACAGCATTGATGGAGATAAACAAATCACACCTGACAAATCGGGCAACAATAATGTAGGCGAGTTGTTTACAGGTAAGGCTCTTGAGTTTGATGGGTCGACTGATTATGTTGATGTTGATGGATTCAAAATGAGTGGCAATGTATCTACATTTGCATTTTGGATAAATTCAAATGATACTTTAGGTAGAATGATTGATATAAATCCAAATAGGTTTATTATATCATTTAACAACAATCAATTATCATTGTATGATGGAAGTTGGAAGAATTTTGGAACAATAAGCACAAATGTTTGGAATAGATGTGTTGTTGTTACAAATGGAACAAGTGCAAAATGTTATGTAAATGGTGTTCAATTAGGTGTTGAAAAAACTATCAATGCTATTAATATAGGTAGTGCTACTGATACTATAATTGGTGCAAATGTTGCACATAACCAATCATTTTTTGACGGAGAAATGTCTGACTTCCAAATATACAATGCAGCTTGGAGTACAGATGACATAGCATACGATTACGCAAACCCAAATAAACTTGCAATAGATAACCCTAGTACGTCTTTAAACGTTACAAACTTAAAAGCATATTGGGCTTTGAGCGAGGGCGATGGATTGGTAGCTTACGATAGTGGAACTAATTTGGAAGAGGAAGAGGTTGTTAATGGAGATTTTGCAACTGATTCTGATTGGTCAGAGGGTACAGGTTGGGATATTGATGAAGCAAACAATAAAGCTACACATACAGGAGCAGGTGGTATAATAAAACAAACATTTTCTAATTTAATTGTTGGAAGACATTATGTTGCAAGTGTTACATTAAACTCTGTTGGCGATACTACACTTTCAAATACATCTTTTCAAATAAGAAATAGTGCAGATAATGGAAGTATAGCTCAACTTTTAAGTCAAAATGGAGAAATATTAGCAGATGAAATTAATTATTTGACTTTAAATTTTACTGCAACTCAAGTTAATAATATAATTAGAGTTTACTCTGCAGATAATATATTTGTAACTGATTTTTCCGTAAAAGAACTAACCGCATCCGACCACGGAGGTAATATTAATGGAGCTGACTACGTACTGAATCAACCAAGAATACCACAACTAGGTATGATGAATTGGAGTGAGGGTTCTAACTCGCTCACTTTTAGTGAAGATTTTTCCAATTCTGTTTGGACTAAAGGAACAGGAACATCAGTTACAGGTGGGTTTACTGACCCTCTTGGTGGTAATACTGCTTATAAAGCAAGTTATGATGGAGTTGGAATTCAGCCTTATATTTTTGATGATTTAAATAATACAACTAATATTAGAAGTGTTTGGGCAAGAACTGTATCGGGTACAGGTCAAATACATTTAACATCACATAATTCTAATTCTAATAGTTTATTTAATTTAACAACAGAATGGCAAAGAGTTAGTGCTATACCAACATCAGGAGCAGGTATAGGAAACTACTATTTAGTTGATTTTAGAGGTTCAAGTGATTTAACTGAAGTTTTAGTTTGGGGAACACAAATTGATGATTCACCTACATTAGGTGGTTACAGACCAACATCAGGCACAACTGTACCATCAACAATTCTTATACCTAACCCAACTATACCAACTAAGGATATATTTGGAAGCCTAGTTCGAGATAGATTGAACTCGTTTAATTTAGGTAAGTTTGGAGGTGCAACAGTTGATGCTTTTACATTAAGTGGTAAACAAGCAACAATTCAGTTGTGGTTTAAAAATGTTAATAGTAATGATTCATTGTATTTAGCAGATTTACATTCTGCAACAGATAGAATAGTTCTAGGTTTTAACAGTTCTCAATTATCAGTTTTTCACGAAATAACAGGAGGTTGGCAAAACTTTGGTACTATAACAGATGGTGATTGGAACTTTGCTACATTTACTTTTGATGGTACATCTTTAAAATGTTTTGTTGGCACATCTCAATTAGGTGTTACAAAAACTATAACTGCTATAAATTTAGGAACAACAACTGAATTTGGTATTGGTATGAACCATTTTTCTGGAACAAGAACACAAGACTATAATGGTCATATTAGTGATTTCTTGATTTATGATAGAGTTCTTACATCAGACGAAGTAGAAAACAATTATAACGCAGGTTTATCTGCACATACAAATTAATTATGAGAGGAAATGTATATATGTGTTTAGATAACACAACTTTTAATAAACTAATACCAACAGAGTTAGTAGCTACGTACGGAATACCTGAGTACGATGAAGAGGGCATCCAAAACGGAGTGATTCATCCAACGTTTAAAGAGCTTGGAGAGTACAATCGTAGAAAGTTTGGTGCTAACCCAATGGTTAAAGTTGGCAAAGCTAAATATCATATAATAGAACTCGAAGCAAGTTGGGTAGGTGGAGAGTTATCTGCTTTGCTTGATTTAGGTAAGGGTAAGCAATATCCAAACAACTGCTTAATGACAAGAACGGAAGCAGCTAAATTTATTCGAGATAACTCAGACGATTCAATAATATGATTTACTTTGATAAACATAAAGTCAAGAGTAAAACTGTTTACAAGATTACGCATGTAAATGGAGATGATATACTTATTACAAGATATTTTGACATGCACAAAGATGCAGAGCAGTTTGCTGATATGTATGCTAAAAAAAGAGGTTGTGAAATTCACAAATCGTTCAAAGTAAAAAAGAAAAAGTAAATGGAGCATTGGGTACAAAATATTGCTGCAAATAAATTGTCTTTAAACATTTACAATCAATGTGTAGATGCAGAGGGTAATTACTTTTTGATTGGTGTAATAGATGACCAAACAAGAGTTGAAACATACGGAGTAGTTTCTCCTGTTGCCAGATCTCAAAGAGCAATAAGATTTGATGTACCTACAAACGCAGCTCCATTTAATGCATTAAAGACAAACTCATTTTACAATGTTGTTGTATATGAGCAAACAAACAACTCAAATATAGATCCAACAAACGCAGTTGTATTGGGTTTACGATGGGAGGGTACAATGATAATAGACGCAGATAGTGAGGTTACATTTACTGAGTATGCAAACCCAACTGCAAGGAATTACGTTTACTATAACACAGAAGAATAAGCAGCATGATAAATTTAGTAAAAATGTCATCTTACACCACTCCAAAGATTGAGGAGAACCCTGCAAGGGAGTGGGTTGAATATGGGCGAGATAACAACTACTATCAGTTCTTAATAGATAGGTTCAACGGTAGTGCAGTTAACAATGCTATTATTACAGGTATAGGAGAGATGATTTATGGTCAAGGTCTTGATGCAACGGATGCAGACAAAAGACCATTAGACTACGCTAAAATGAAGCTCATTTTTAGAGATGAAGATATACGAAAGGTGTCTTTAGATTTAAAGTTACTAGGTCAAGCTGCGTTCAATGTAGTTTGGAACAAGGGCAAGACTGAGATTAAGAAAGCAAAGCATATTCCAATACAAAATTTAAGACCAGAAAAGGCAATTGATGGAAAAATACAAGCATATTACTACT